TCGCGTACTAAATTTAAACCAGTAAACGCCTGTGTTGGCGTACTATAGTGACACAAATCCGCTATCATATATATGCCACTATATTGAGTGCTTGATCGTGGAGACGGTTTTTGGGCAGTCTCAGGAAATTTACACTCAACAAGATCACCGGCACTAAGTGATAGATCTGCATCAATCACTATATTAAGCGATGAATTAAATTTTTGCCTATAATTTTGAATTGATTGTTGTGCTGTGTTAACAATATCAAAACTAACCTCACCTATTGTGTCAGTTAAAGACTTTGCAGGATCAACTTTTTGCCCATCATCTCTAGTTCTGCGCAATTCAGCGGTGGGTTCATCTCTATATTGTTGTTCTAAAATCGGTATGTTAGCTCCAGCTATAACACCATTACCATCAGGAGGAGTTGTTCTTGTTGTTTCTGAATATGTTCTATCACCACTTAAGATATCAAATAACTCAAGTCTAGAATTATAAGCACCCTCCTCAAATTGATTTAACATATCAGTCATTTTATTAAAACTAGATTTTAATATTTTTCCGTTAAATCCAGGATAGACTTTACCATCAGCAAATCCTGTTTCAACATATTTTTTTATCCTTTTACCAGTTTTTTCAAACATTTTATCAAGAGATCTAAAATTATATCCCTTTGATGTTTCCCAAAAAAGAAAACCTGCACTATCAATCCCTTCAGGAATTGAAACTTTTTGAACATCTAAACACATTTCAAATGGATATTTACCCTCTCCCTGCTTATAGATAGTTTCTTGTGTTGTATCAGCAAAAAGATCTTTATTAGTGCCAAGATTTTTTAATGCCGCTCTTATAATACTGTCACCTGTTCCATTATATATGTCTCTCATTCTATTTTTATAAAGACAATTATCATATGCTTCTTTTGATACAACTCTAACAGAGCAAGATGAAGTTCTAGTGCCAATTGAAGCAAAAATTGTTTTGGCTACTCTTAATTCATCATTAGTTAAATCAATTTGATTTCCATATTGATCTTCTAATTTTAAATCAAATTTCTCAGTTCCTTGAAGTTTAATTGATTCTAAAATTCCAACTGTTCCTCTTCCTCCACCACCTAATGTATTAGGAATCGTTTGTGAAGCAGATGTCGATGTACCTGTATCAATGATGCTTAAGTCGATAATAATATAAGGACACAAAACACTCTCTCTGTATTCTAATACAGGAACACCTCCTCGAACATCCACCTTTTGATTACTTTCATTAGATGTAACTGATATTACTTTATGTGTTAATGGTTTATTGTCGTTCATTTATTAAACTGGAACAGGTACTTTGATTGGAAGCACATAATTTATGACTTGATTGTTTGTCATCATTCCACTTTGAGAATAAGTGGTTGGTTGATTTAATCCAGATGCACTACTAATTAGTTGAGAAGAAGGTGGTTTGATTGAAGATTGAAGTTGTGAATTATTTTTTAATTGCTCTAGGAATTTAAGAGGATCAACAGTCCCAGCAAATGATCCAGAATGAGTTGCCTTTCCTTTTCTAATTTCATAATGAAAAACACCAGTGAACGTTGATCCAGATTGAACAAGATCACCTTGTTTTACAAATTGTCCCTCCCTTACATGAATCCTATCACCTTCAGCGATTCTTTCAGTATATCCAAGATCTTTGTTGTAGATATCTACAACGTTTCCGTACCCTCCACCTGCATTTTGAGCGTAAATTACCTCTCCACCTATTCGTGAATAGAACTTACTATTCTTATCATCAGCAGGATCAAAATCTTGTCCTGCATGTAATCTACCACCAGGACGCTTAGCACCGTATTGTTGTGCAGCAGCAAGTGCTGGGCTTCCAGTGCCTGTGGGTGGTAATGATGGTAGTTTAGATTGAGAAACTAATTTAGGTAATAGGAAATAAGTTCCTCCTTTTTTAAATTGTTGTGGAACAACTGAGGGAGGGGTTGAAGGATTGAACTCAGTTGGAACATCTCCCCTAAGATAATCTGGTATATCAACTGATGATAAAAGATCTCCATAAACTGGAGAAAGTCCAGTGGAAGCTATGGCAGTCAACACTCCAGCTATTAATTTTGCTTTTCTATCACTCACGGTATCACCTCCTAAGGCTATAACTTTATCTGTCACTCCTAAAAAACTTTTTTGATATTCAAGTTCTTTTTCTAGTTCATTATTTAAAAGTTTAATATAATCTTTTCTTGCAGCATCATCCATTTTTATAAATCTGTCAACCCTTGCCCTTACTTGACTGTTGAAATCAAGTCCAACTGCCTCAGACACTCTATCTAATGCCCAGAATGCTGCAAATTCAAATGCTACTCCTATACCAAAAGTTGCAGCCATGTTTCTGATTTGAGCAAAAGTAGATGGTTTGAAGTATCCACTCATTCTTTTTAAAAGATTTTCTCCCTTAATACCTGGTTTTAATTGAGGTTTACTTGTGCCACTAGAGTCAGGCATTGTAAACCTTTTAACTTTAAGACGTTTTACTGGTTTTGTAAGATCATCAATTCGACTAACTGATTCAGTAAATCCTTTCTTTTTAGCGTATTCACGTAGTTCTTGTAATTCTTGTAAATCAAATTGATTTAGTTGTCTTCTTGCTAATTCAGAAATTCTTGATCCAACACTAGTTGCATTTGGATTTTTATCAGCTAAGAATAATGGTGATATTCCTCTCGGTGGTGGCACTGGCGGTGTAGGAGATCCAGTTGGTTGTCCTTTTGCAGCTGCACCAACCAATGCTTCAGCACTTTCCCTTGCAGTTGTCGTGGTTAATTTTTTAACTACTTTTTTCTTAGAAAATTCTTCTACTTCTTTAATAGACTGTCCTGAAATAGAAGCTAATGATTGCTCCATCATACTTAAAGATGTTGTTGCTCTAGGGACTAATTTTCTTGCAACAGTTTTCTTTGCTGCTTGCTTTGCTGCTCGCTCAGTCAGCGACTTCGCTCGAAATGCAGTTGCTGGTACAGAAGGTCTTCTGAGGAACGCCGCAGCTGGAGCCCGTGGCGTTTCATATAATCCAAAGATTGTATTCGCAATACCTAATATCGCATTCAGTAACGCACCAAATTTATTTTGAAACGGATCGAAGTTTGAAAAATCTGATCGAAGAATTGGGTTGATAAGATCTTCAAATTTTTGTTTAGTGTCATTAAATCCTTGAATAAAAGATCTTAAAGATCCTATCGTTCCCTCAACAAAATCTTTTATACCTGTTACTATCTCACCAATTTTTTTAAATATCTCTTGAAAGATTGGAATGATCTTATCAAGATTACTTAAAATTAATCCCGCTAATGTGAACGCTAAAAATCTTTTTACATTATCAAAAAAATCAAACTTCTTAAGAATACTACCTCCCTTATTTTTAATCTTTTGAGACTTTTGCTTCTCTTCAATTCTTTTTTCTCTGTCAATTCTTCTCTGTTTTAGGATGCCTAATTTTTCAAGAGAAAATCTCTTCTTTCTTATAAGAAAATTTTTCTTATAAGTACTAACTGCAAATGTAAGATTAGATAATCTATTCATGATGCACCTACCAAGTCAGCGATATTAAGAGATTTAGAAATCAAACCACGCATTTGAGCACCAGATTGTATCTTAAAGTTTGGTACTTCAACTGTATTTTGTTGCTGAGTTTGTGGTTTTTCTGTTTCGACTGGTGGAAGGAAAATTGTTTTGGATGATGTAGGAACATTTGGTGTTCCAACTGGTAGAACAAATCTTCTCATCTGCATCTCTATTTGTCTACCAAATCTTTGGTACTCTCTTCTTGGGGCATTTACATATGCATCAACATCAGTACCAAAAGCAGGACCTAAAAAGTCTGAAGATTTAGGTGTTTGTAGTGGAGGAGGAGTCGGTGGTGATTGAGTTTGAGGAGTCGGTGGTGATTGAGTTTTAGGATCTCCATCCACGGGTAATAATTTTTCAGCTTGCTTTAAGTGAGGTGCATTTCCAACTCCAGTCCCTCTGATTAGACTTATGATTGGATCTCCTCTTCGCGGTTTAACGTCTTTGTAGTATTTACTATCTTGTAAGTTGGGAGATGAAGCATCTTTATATCTTATTTCATTAGCAGCAGTTTCATAATCACCTGCAGCAAATGCTTTTACAAATCCTGGAAAGTCTACATGCCATGATGGACCCATGTTAAATGTCAAATCAATAAGTGCTGCTTTTTGTTGATCGCTTGCCTTTGCAAAACCAGGTATTTTTTCTGCATGTTTTCTGTGATATTTAAAATCTTTATCAAATAATGAGTCTGCTTCTTTCTGAGAAATTCTGGAACTCATAGAATATCCATCACCTGGTGTAATTAGATGTCCATATCCTATCGTTGGAAGTCCTTTACTATCACGATATGCATGATGCATTCCATCTTTTATATTATATCCCTCATGTTGTTTAACCATTTCCTTAGCAAAATCAACATATCCACCACCTTGAAATCCTAATACTCTTCCAAATTTAGGACGATTAGTTCCTCCTCCAGCTTTATTCATTGCCATCATTGTACCGACACCGAACTTTTGAACGGCACCTTTACTCATAATGAATTCACCAGGGGTTAATAATGCAGGGACAGTATCTGTCCCCATTGTAAGTCCACCACCAGATCTTCCTTCAACCGGTCTGCCAATTAAACTAGGTAATACATATTTAACGAATGACTCAAGAATACTACTTGGTTTACTTAATTCATCTGCTTGTTCTTTAGGAGTTAATTCTCTTCCTGCTTCTTTCTCTTTCCTTTCTATTATTTCTTCTGCTACTGCTTTAGATCTGTCCATCATGATCTTTGTACCTATGCCGACACCTAGTGCTGCAGCAAGAATAGGATGTTTAGCAGCAAGCAATCCCAATTTAATTAAGAATTTACCCACAGTTCCTATCACAAAATTAACAAGTGAACCAAATGGTGTAAAGAAATATGCAACAGCACCTAAAACAGCAGGCCAGTAATTGACTAGGAATGTTCTGATTGCTTCTACTTTATCTACATTCTGAGGATCTTTGAAAAAATTATAGAGAACTGAAATTAATCCACTCAGTAACGTTAGTCCTAAAAAGTTTTTTAATCTATCAAAGAAACCAACAAATGGTTTAGTTCTTTTTGTAAGTTCCTTTAAGGATGATTTAAATAATTTCCCTAATTCAATTCTTTTTTCTCTTTGCTGTCTTAAATTTCTTTGATTTTGTAATTGATCCGTTCTTTGTTTATTTAATTCGAGTTGATTATCTTCTCTGATAACTTCAATAAGTTCATCAATTTTTTTATTATACTGTTCTAAAACCGAACTAGAAGGAAGTAACTTATCATTATCAACATTTTTAACATCAGGAGTTACAACAACCGGTTTAAGTTGAGGTTTAAGTCTCGATCCTGCTGAAGGAATTGAAGGAGCAGTAAATCTCTGTCCCTTCAAAGGATTTTCAAAAGTTTTTCTTTTTAAAAACTTTTCAGGATCTATCTTCGCTCCTTTAGAGTCATCATCCTCTTCTCTGATTGACTTTAAAAGATCGTCTAGATTCATTGCCCCTGCTGCTGTTGCATTTTAAGTTTCTCTTCCTCCAAATGAGATCTTAGGAGTTCAACGTAAACATCTCTCTCCCAAGGAATCATATTTTCTATCTCTGTTAGTGAGTATTTATGAAACTGAATCAAAGAAAAATTAAGTTTGAAGTAACTCTCCAAATTCATATGGGAGAGTGCTAGGCGAAAAAACTAGAGAGTCCCTCAAGAACCACAGTGCTTTTTTTCTTTGTTTTAGGATTCAATACTTCAACCTCATGACTAAGTTTAGGCATGGATGTAAAGAAATTTTCAATCTGTTTAAACTGAGCAGAATTCATTTGCTCAAGAAAATCCGTGATTTCTTTTTTGGTAAAGTCTTCAGTTGTCCATGCTTCATCTTCAGAAAATACCTTATCAATACATGACGCAATCAATTCAAAAGATTGATCCATTTCACTTCCATTTTCAGCACCAAAATCAAAATTATTTTTAACAAATTGATCAAGAGTAGGATATTTCATCTCCATCATCAACTTATCATCTAGTTTAATTGTCTTACTGTGCTTTTCATCTTTTGATACTTGGATATCATTGATGCTAATTTTTACTTCTCCATATGTCTCCCCATCATCAGGACACAGTACACTAACCTCAATGTCTTCTCCAACAGACTTACCACGAATGTTAAGAAACAAAAATTCAATGTCAAAAGTAGGAAGATTCTCTACTTTGATACCGCGTGTCTGAATACAATCCTTTAGAACAGCTCTAACAGCATTTGTGATTTCTTTTGAATCATCACTTTCAAGTGCAAGAACTAAAAGTTTTTCTTCTTTAACAAGAAAAGGACGATACTTAATTGTTTTCCCAGTTGAAGGCAATTCCAACTCATATGTTGGTGTAGAAATTTTTGGTAAAGGCATGATATGTTATTCAGTATGAGTATTTATTATCAAATCCTAAACGATAGGATTTTCAAAGTTATTTTGAATAATTCTAAATGGACTGTCTGGAAATGTTGCAGGTCTAAGATACGGAGGAACGGGAACACCAAGAAAATTATTTAAATCAATTCCATCACCATCTTCTAATTCTTCTACATTTACATCTTTAACAAGATAACGTGTAAAGTTAAAGTTTACCGTGCATAAAAGAATTTGAGATGTATCATAACTAAGAGGCATTTGATTTATTGAAATAGGATATGCATTGTTAAAAATATAATAAATGCTTCTACCTTTATAATCCTTTTCAAATTTTCTTATGTAGATATTTGTTTTATAATCTTTAGGAAAATTTGCCCGATAATTATAACTGTCAGTTAATGCTCTATTAGGTTGTGTTTCATTAACTATAAACTTAATCCAATTTTCAAAGAATAAAAGATTATCATAGTCTTTATCCACATAAAAAGTAAATGATGCTGTCGTATCGTATTGCCTTCTATATACATGCCTCTCAGTAACACCAGTCCTATCATTATCAAGCGTATGAGTTGCTAATGATGTGCCAGGAAGTGCAGCCTCTCTACATGATAAAGTAAGTTTATTTTCATCAATAGCACCCCCAATATTTGATGAATTCATCCACTGCCTTACTAAAGGAGGTGGACTAAAATGACATTCATATGTAGATGTAAGGGATGGATTTAAAATACTTGCTTTTAAATCAGCAACATTTCTTGGTTTAGGATTGGGCGTTGCCATCTAAATAGTTTTTACCGTATATATTATGTATGGGAGTTAGTAAGAAAAGTATTTACAGTCCTTCCAATCCTCAAAAATATAAGGGGAATGCTAACAATATTATATGCAGAAGTAACTGGGAACGTCGCTTCTGTAAGTGGTGTGACTTGACAGAAAATATTCTAGAGTGGGGAAGTGAAGAATTCTTTATACCATATGTCTCTCCCGTTGATCGTAGAGTTCACAGATACTTTCCTGATTTTATCATAAAGGTTAAAGAAAGTACAGGACAAGTAAAAACATATGTTATTGAAGTTAAACCTAAGAAGCAAACAAAGAAACCTACAAGTAAGTCATCATTATTTGAGTGCAAAACTTATGCAATTAATCAAGCGAAGTGGAAGTCAGCTCGTGAATGGTGTGCTGA